GCAGTGATAGTAACTGTACTACCTTTGTCTCCACCTGTAGTTCCACCGTTCATGCTGATAACATCGTTTGATGATGCCGGTGCAAATGTATTGTTTGTACCATCTGCAACGTTAACAACTGTTGCGTGACCAACAAATTTGTCAGTTCCGTCAGTTTTAATATCGCAATCTGTACAATCTGTACCTACAAAAAATTTGTAGACCGCACCTAATTGGTTGTTTGCATTAGGGTCGTCTTGTCCAGCTGTGCCACCTTTGCTATCTGCTTTGATTGTTGGAAGTGTGATTGCACCATCTGCATCATTTACTTTAATAACTTTACCTGCGTGAGCAGCAAAAGTTAAAGTAGTTTCCGCTGTGATGTTTACAACCGCGTCAGGTCCCGCAGTAACAAATCCTCTTAAAGATTTTACTGGTCCTGAAAATGTAGTTTGTGCCATGTTTATATCCTCCTAGTTTTCCGAATACAGTCTCTAGGCCGTCGACTATACGCGTCTGTATTCTAAATAAATGTATAGTAATGAATTTATATACTAGATTTTAGTAGAGTGCAAGAGAGCCTACGGTATTTATGCATTTCAGCAATTGTAGCTTTAGATTAAGTAGCTACAGAAACTTGTGGAGCTGCTCCTTCGACAGTATTCTGTCTGTGGGCAATAGCTGCTTCTTCCAGCTTGATCTCAGTAATGACTTGTCTAACTTTGTCATCGATCCGGACCATTTCAAGAGTATATCTACCATTAGATAGATGCTCCTGTTCCCACTTCAACTCCAAGGACCTTTTTTGTTTGTAAAGGTCTTGTATCATTAACAACCTCCTCATAGGTTATTCTGTTAATCTTGTCATTATAACTATTTCCAAGATCTTCCCATTTTATACTCTTTTCTCCAAGTTTGTCAAGGATTGCATTTTCTAAAGATTCTGCATTATCTTCAGATAACACTTTAAATTTTGTGTGATGATTGTAAGCCCAAATATTTACTATGAATTTTTTCATGAATCTCACCATTTATTTTGTAAATGGGGCGGTTTTAAGGCCGCCCCATAAATTTTAGTTATTACGCACCCTCAACGCCGAAGATACCTCTAGGGTCTGATACTCCAAATGAGTATCTTTCTCTAGCTTTGTATCTCACGTTTCCAGTGTCGAAATCACCTTCCATTGCAGTTGTCAATGGAGCTCTTGTGAACATTTTCATACCATTTGGTACGTCTGTAATGATGTAAAATGCATCAGAGTCAGTTAAGTAATTATTAACTCAGCTGTAAACTGAAGCTCAGAAGGAATGATCATTTTCACTCCTCTTGCTGCAACTCTAAGACCTCTTTCGTCAGTTATAGCTGCAATGTCAATTAATGACTGCTCTAACGACGTTTCGTTAAGATCCGCTTGAGTAGCTAAGGTATTAGAAAAAGTACCTGCTACTGTCGGGTGATCCGTTGTGAATAACGCTTTAGTATCACCTGATTTAAATGTTGCTGTTGAAGGCAAACCATTTATCAAAGGCTCAACTGATTTTACTTGTTTAGCGTTACTCATAGATCTTGCTAAAGCTTTTGTATATCTAGAAGCTAATCTATCGTAGAGGTTATCTTCGATAGCTTCTTCTGTGATAGCAAATGCTAAAGCTACGG